ATTAATTTAGCAGGCGCTGTTTCAGGGTTTGAAGGTTTTGTAGCTGGAATAGGTAATTCAAATACTACCTACTACGCTATTGCACACCAAAGTGCAAATGAGTGGGAAGTAGGACTAGGAACTATTACAGACGCATCACCGGACACTTTAACAGGTAGATCAGTAATCTCTAGCTCTAACAGCGATAGTGCTGTTGATTTTAGTGCAGGGACAAAAGATGTATTTTGTACGTTTCCAGCGAGTAAAACAATGGACATGACATTAACTACAGCAGGTGATATTTTGTATGCCTCCGCAAATAATACACCAGCAAGGTTAGCGAAAGGTTCAGGACTGCAAGTTCTACAAATGAACGCAGGAGCAACAGCACCAGAATGGGCAACATCAAGCGGCGTAAGTGCCGGCTTTGTAATTGCAATGTCTGTGGCGCTATGATACAAGGATAATTTATGGCACAAGATTTTGAAAGAGCTGTTGCAGCGGATGGATCAGGAGACGTAGCTATTGGTACAACTCCACGTACTATAATAACTGCAAATTCAGACGACGCTATAATAGGAATAAGATTAACAAATATAGTAACACAAACAATTCAAGCAGATGTTTATATTACTAGCACAGCTAGTGGTGGATCAGCTGATTCTTACATTGTAAAAAATGTAAGCATTCCTCAAGGTTCTAGTATAGAATTAATTGACGGCGGAGCAAAAATTGTAGTTCAAAGCACTGACGTTTTGAAGGCAAAATCTGATACAGCGAATAGTTTAAATGTTTGGGTATCGTATATAGATAGTATAAGCACGTAGGAGAGTCATGGCGTATATAGGTCCAAGTAGTTCTGATGTATATAAAGCAATGGCAACTCAGACCA